CCAATTGAATGGAATGAAATGTTGGGAAGAATTTTTCATAAAGTGTCGTATAAATATAAAGAATATATATTGAATACATTACCTATACTTGATTTACATAGTTGCTATAGATAAAACTTACAAAGGATTACAATAATTTAGAGAAGTATTGTAACAATAGTAATATTTTTATTTACTAGTTCATTATAATATTATTTTATAAAATATAAATTATATTATACTTAAATGTCAAATAAAAAAATCCAAATAAATCCTAGTTTATTTTCAGTTAATGGAGGAAATAAAACAAAAAAGAAGAGAGAAAAAATTACAAAAAATGCTTCAATTCCATTAATTTCTCCAAATATTTTAAAAAATAAATTACTTAAACGCATCAAAGAACACAAAAATCGTGAAACAAACAATGGTAAAAATATAAATAATGATAGTGTTAACAATGAATTTAAAAATCACGATGAATTAAATAGTGATATTTCAAAATATACAGATGAATTTAATGATTCAATTAGTTATTTGCAAAGTTTGTCAAAACAAAAAAAAATTAATGATGAAAAGACATTGTATGATAAGCGAAAAGAAGAATTACAAAATAGTACGTTAAAAAATTACCAATCATTGAAATCGTCATCGTCACAACCCAAACCAGAATCTGTTTTTGTTTATAATGAATTACCTGATGATTTAAAAGAACCACTAATTACAATAGATACACAGAAGCTAAATATTAGTAATACTTCGCCAATCAATTTACGATACAATATTGATAATGTTGTGCCTTACGGAGTATTGAAAGGAGGAGTGAAACCAACTATGAGGGAATGGAATAAAACGCAAAAAAATAGAGATAATATTGTTTTACCAAATAATAATAATAATAATAACCATAATAGTGTAAATAATGAGCGTGAAACAAAATTAAACAACTTGAAAGAAAAAATTAAAGAAAAGCAACATGCAGAGCATTTGCAAAATCTACAGCAACAACAGCAACAGCAACAGCAGCAACAGCAACAGCAACAACAGCAACAGCAACAGCAACAGCAACAGCAACAGGAGGAGCAACCATTACCAATTACGATAAAACCCGATGAAATAATTAAAAATAATAATAATAGTGACATCATTGAAGATCATTGTGACAATAACACTATTATAAAACAAATATGCAAAAAAACAATTCGTAGAAAATATACATTGGGTAAATCTAAAATCAAAAAAACAGTTGGTATTTTATTAAAAGATAGAAATACCAGAAAAAATGTAATTCTAGCACAAAAAGAATTGAAAGAAACTTCTATTCATGACGTTAAAAAATATTTACGAAACCATAACTTGATTAAAGTTGGTAGTAATGCGCCAAATGATATTTTAAGAAAATTATATGAATCATCAATTTTGGCTGGCGAAATTAGTAATAATAATAAAGATATAATTTTACATAATTTTATGAAAGACAAAGAAGAATCGTATGAATGATAAAGATATTTTTATTTTATGTTATTTTTCTTTTCCGTTGTTAATATAACAATGGAAACTACAAGAAATAAATTAACAAATCATGAAAAGGATTTTTTTTTCAAATTGAGTAACTATTTAGATACAAAACTATATTTTTTTGGTAGTATACAACGAGGTGATTATTTTCCAAGTTCAAGTGATATTGATGTTGATATTTTTACAGATAATGAAAATAGCACTATAATAAAAATAATGAATTATATAAATGTAGAACGTAGTAAATTTAAACGTTTTGTTTGGAAATTAAATAATAGCGACAATCTAGCTTATGGTCATAAATTAATGTACAAAAACAAAGAACAACATTTCTCTGTAGAATTCTCCATTTATAATGAAAAATACAAACATGCAATACTTTATGAACATAATGATAAAAAAGATTTACCACTTTACGCTACTATTTTGCTAATTATAATTAAATATTTATACTATACACTTCATATATTGCCATCTAAATGGTATATCACTTCTAAAAGATTTATATTGAGCAAATTAATATTCAAAAAAGATGACCATTTTGTTGTGATTGATACAAAATAAGCTATTCATTATATTTATATATATTCAATGATTTTATTATTGATGTCATAACATATTTTATCTTCTAAAATATGTTGCGCTAGTACTCTGTCTTTTCTTCTTTGTATGTTTTCTTTTGTTATTTTTTTCCATTTTCTTACAAATTGTTTCATGTATATATCACCATAATATCCCATATTATTATCAGGCCAAAACATATTATCATAACGTGCAACCCGAATTTTTCCTTTTGGAACACGATAGAAATTTTCTTTATTCAATTGAAAGCCAATAACCATTCTTCCTTCGTCTTCGGGTTTTTCAACAAACATAAGTGTCATCATAATTGGAACATTATTCATTTTATTTTGTGTAAACAAAAAAATTTCAATTTTAATTTTATTTCACATATTATATTACTTTCCTGTAACATCCACATCTAATGCTTTCATATTCCCTATTTTATACATTTGATAAGGTCTAGTCAAAATTGAATTAATTGTAAAAGTAGGATTATTATTGTCATACCATTGGAAACCTAGATTACTTCTATTTGCAACACCAATAGTATATTCTGTCATATTTTCAACGCAATGCCACCACCAAGAAGGATTGAATAATACATCTCCTTCCTCAAGCGTATATTCATATTTAGGAATATGTCTCAAAATAGATTTATCTTTAAAATAATTTAATTTAGACACTACAAAAATACCATTGCTACTTAAAACCGCTGATAAATATGGTGAATAAACTGGATCAATAAAGGTCCATTTTTTATTCCCTTTTACATTATAGAATATATTGGATTTCATTGCACAATGGAGTGTTGTCCCTGTTCCTTTAGGTCCAAAAAACAATTGACTTGTGTCCGCATATTCAATAGGTGTTATATCATTCAATTTTTTCAAATCCAAATCTTTCTGTAAAATTGTACAATCAATAAAAATACTATGAAAATTGTTAATATAAATTTGTTCTCCATTTTGAATCATATCACAAGCATTTGCAAATCTTACATTTTCTAAAACTTTGACATTATTGAATTGATCGGTTAACATTTCTTTACCGTCTGATTTAGTGAATCCTTTTACTAAATATTGTCCACAATGTTCTTTTAAATATTCAATATTCCATTTTTTTACACACGGAAAATCTTTAATTAATCCTTTTATTACTAAAGGCGTTCTATAATTATTTGTATATTGTTGTATTAAATCAATTTGATCAACGTTAATACTAGGAAGTGGATAAGTATTATTTTTTTGCGGGAATTTATCGTAATATTTATTCCAACTGTCTAATTTGTAATTAGAATAATAATAATAGAAATCATCCACAAAATTTGTTGGATTATCATGGAATTTATTTAATTCATCATGTTCTTTTATTGGAAAATCTTTACCCAGCAAATTTTTAATGAAAAATATAATAAAATAAGAATTGCAATATAATATTAAAATTATTATAATACATAAAAAGAGTATATAAAATAATATATTGTTATTATATTTTGTTTTCATTTTTTGTTTTTTCATTATATTGTATTTGTATTGATATATAATGAAAATAATATATTTTTTTGTCAAAAACAATTTTTTCAACAGGACTATCGGTATCATTGAAATATTCATCAAGTGTTTATCTTAATTCGTAAAATTATAAAGAGAATCATATAAAGAGTTCTTTCTAAATAAATATAGTCAATTATGGCACTTATAAAAGAATATTTTGAATTATGTGCTAAATATCAATGCGAATATGGTGAAAAAACAATTTTGTTAATGCAAGTCGGAAGTTTTTACGAATGTTATGGTATAAAGTGTCCTATTTCATTGGAAATAAAACGAAGCAAAATTGCGGATTTCTCTCAAATATGTGAATTGAATGTTGTAAATAAAAACACTTGTGTTGGTAGTGAAGATGTTGTAATGGCCGGGTTCAAAGTAGAGTTTTTGGAAAAATATTTACGCAAAATTCAAGATGCAGAATATACGTGTGTCGTATATAAACAAGATGAAGCAGCTAAAAATACCACGCGTTCACTTGAGGGTATTTATTCTCCAGGTACATTTTTTTCAAACGAATCAACTAAACTCACAAACAATTTAACTTGTATTTGGATTGAATTAATTAATAACAAAAAAGGCAAAACAGTCATGGTTGGGATGTCAAATGTTGATATATTTACTGGTAAAACTAACATTTTTGAATACAAAGAAAATTATATACGTAATCCAACAACATTTGATGAATTAGAACGTTTTATTTCAATCTATAATCCAAGCGAAGTTATTTTTATATCTAATTTAACTGAATCAGATAATAATGATATTATTAATTATGTAAATATTACAACCAACTCAATTCATATAATAAACATTGGTGATAAAAAAGATAGTGAAATCAATGAACGCATCCACCAATGCGTTAAAAATTGTGAAAAACAAACTTATCAAAAAGAAATTTTGAATAAATTCTTCAAAATAAACGATTTTGATGTGTTTTTTGAGAATTTTTATAACAACCCGATTGCAACCCAAAGTTTTTGTTACTTATTAGATTTTGTTTATCAACATAATCCATATTTACTTCATAAAATAGTTGAACCTATTTTTGACAATTCTTCGGATAGACTTGTTCTGGCAAATCATTCATTAAAACAATTGAATATTATTGATGATCATAACTATAGTGGTAAATATTCATCTGTTTTGAAAATTTTAAATGGTTGTTTAACTCCGATGGGTAAACGTAAATTTATTCACAATTTTTTGAATCCCACAACAAATACGGAATACTTACAAGGAGAATATGATATGATTGAACACCTTTTAATAAGTGAAAATTACGAAAAATACAATTCATCTTTAAAAGAAAAACTGGTACAAATCAAGGATTTATCAAAATGGGAACGCCAAATATTTATCAAAAAAATAACTCCGAGAAATTTTTGTAATTTATACAAAAACATGGCAACTATTTTAGAAGTAGTAGAATTAATAAAAAACGATTCTGTATTTGTGAATTATGTAAAAAAGAAAAAAATATGCATAATTGATATTCAAAACTATTGTTCTAATATATCCACCTATATTCAAAACAATTTCAACTTGAACATTGCAAAAGACTGCGATACACAAGATAATTTTTATGTAAATTTTTTCAACCCTGGTGTTGATAAAATACTGGACGAAAAAAC